GCAGCAAGATGCTTGAGCATTTTGACTTCGACGAGTACGGTTTTTCGACGGCGGTCACAGAGATGGAGGAGGAGTAGAGATGAAGATTCCGAAGCGTCTTCCTAAGCGTTTGGAGGCATATGTAAAGCATATGGAAAAAGAGGGGGCGGAACTGATTGCGGCATCCATGAACCGAGTTCGGGGTCATGCCTTTATCAGTCTGACCTTTACGCAGACCTACAAATTTACGGAACCCGATCTTATCACGGCGGAGTTCTCTCTCTCGTATGATCGGAACGAGCGCGAATTTAAGAAGAGATTCAAGGACAAGCTCAGTGCGCATCGTCGCAGTTTCGGCATATTCCGAAAGGCGGTGTTGGCATCATGAGTGAGCGGATTGCAGCATACGGGACTGAAAAGAAGCCGTTCGCGGTGACGGATGAGGCAAGTGCGGAGTGGTGTCTCGAAAAGATGGAGGAGAACGCAAAGGGGCGGGCACTCATCGAAGAGCAGTACAAGCAGATGATCGCACGCTATGAGAAGTGGCGGGCGGATGCGCTTGCAGAGCTTGACGGGAGCGACGCATATCTCAAAAGCTTGCTTGAGCCGTGGGTGGCAGAGAAGATCGCGGACGGCAAGAAGAAGTCGGTCAAGTTGCCCTCTGGTGTGATCGGATTCCGCAAGGGTGCGGAAGATTGGAAGATGGGCAAAGAGAAGGCAGAGGCAACAAACGCCGCGCTCCTCGCGTTCGTCAAGGAAAATGATGTCTCCTTTGTCAAGGTGCAGGAATCCGTACGTTGGGGCGACTACAAGAAAACACTGACCGTCATGGAGGACGGGCGTGTGGTGAGTGCCACGGGTCAGATCATCGAAGGAATGACCGTCACGCAGGGCGCGCCGAGCTTCTATGTGGAGGTGGCGAAATGAGCAGAGCAATTCTGGTCATGGGGGAGAGCGGGAGCGGCAAGACGACCGCTCTCCGCACTCTCGACCCTGCGACCACATTCATCATTGACGCCGATCGCAAGGGGCTGTCGTGGCGTGGCTGGCGCAAGTCCTATAACAGCGCAAACAAAAACTATTTCCAGACATCGAGCGTCCCGAAGATCACCGAGGTGCTGAACCGTATTGACAAAGGCGACCTGCGGCACATCAAGACAGTTGTCATCGACACGCTAAATATGTGTATGACAGACGATGAGATGAATCGGATGCGGGAGAAGGGATATGACAAGTGGTCTGACATGTGTTGGAGCATCTGGGGGATTCTCACAAATATCCATCTCTACCGTGATGATCTGACGGTCGTATGTATGGCGCATTCGCAAACCGACCGCGATGATAACGGCTATATGTTCACACGGATGAAAACCTCTGGGCGCAAGCTAGACAAACTTGTACCCGAGGCAAAGTTCACAACGGTTCTGCTCTCTAAGGGGAGTGACGGGCAATATACATTTGTCACACAGGCAGATCACTCCACGGCGAAAAGTCCGATGGGGTGTTTCCCAAAGGAAATCCCGAATGACATGGCTGCGGTAATCGCGGCGCTCAAGAAGTATGAGGAGGACGATGACAATGATGACGAAACCAAGTAACTGGGACGAGACAGCCGCTGTTACGGGGGAGTACATTCCCCTGCCGCCGGGGGGCTATGAATGCCGTATCGTGAAGGTGCAGCTGGGTGAATCAAAGAGCGGCGCGGAGATGCTGACGATTGCCTTTGACATCGAAAGCGGCAAGTACGCGAACTACTACCGCAAACAATATGAGGGACGCAAGGCAGGCAATGCTGATGCAAAATGGGGCGGTATGTACTATCAGCTCACGGCTGGTGATCATCAAGGGCGCTTCAAGGGCATGCTCCAGAACATCGAAAAATCCAATCCCGGCTATGTGTGGAACTGGGACGAGCAGAGCCTTGTCGGCAAACTCTTTGGCGGTAAGTTCCGCGAAGAGGAGTATGTCTACAACGGCAAGATCTACACATCGACAAAGTGCATAGGCATCCTGCCGATTGAGGGAGTCGAGGCAATCGCAGTACCGGAAAAGAAATGCATCGAGGCGGAGATGCGCAGCGCGTATACCGCTGATGATGACGACATTCCGTTCTGATGGTGCTCCTAGGTGAAGTTGTGGAGAAACGGGATGACGGCATTACGGTCTTTGTCCCGTTTCGTCACAACAAAAAGAGACCAGAGGGGTATCAACCGACTGTTGGCGTGGAGCTCGTGGATGAACGTCACATATCCGCAGATCAACGTAAGAAAGCATATGTCCTCATCTCCTACATCGCCGCATGGTGGGGGTATACGCCGACCGAAGCAATGAAGGAAATGCTAAAGCTCATGTTTGTGGGCGAAGCGGAAACCCTCAGAAGGTCGTTCTCACTCTCGAACTGCGACATGACGACAGCGCGGCTCTTTATAACGTACCTCATTGATTTCTGCATTCTGCACGGGATTGATATAGGAGAGCCGTTGTATCAGCTATCAGAGGATATCCCGCGCTATGTATGGGCATGTCTGATGAATAAGCGGTGCGCGGTGTGTGGGAGGAAAGCGGAGCTGCATCACTGCAACGGCGGTGTGGTCGGCATGGGGAATAATCGTACACGCATCGATCACATTGGACGCCCGGCACTTCCCCTATGTCGAAAACATCACAATCTTGCGCATAACATGGGTGAGCAAGATTTCTTAAAAAACTATCTTCTTGAGCCCGTGAAAATTGATGAGCGGATCGCGGATGTGTACGGTCTGCGGAAGAAAAATAGGAGGTGAGAGCTTTGTTTGTGGTCAATGATTTGGAGCGGCTGACGGAGTACGGGTTTACAAAAAGGGAGATGAAGAACGCAAAGGGGCGCAGCACCTATGTCAAGTATCTCGGTCAAACACGGGCGTATCAGTCCGTCGGCATCCTGAGTCTCTTGGTGAATCCGTATCACGGGACACATGAGAACGAGCTTGTTGTCGTATCTGAGTGTTCCATCGACACAAAGGCATGGAACGCACATGAGCCGCCTATCGTTTGGTCGTTCGAGGAAATCGGGCAGCTCGTGCGCGACGGTGTTGTGGATTGGGTAGAAAACACCCCTTCATAAAGGGAGCGAGGTGAATGATATGGCACAAATGAAAATGGAATCCATGGAAGCCGGTGTCGGAGTGTTGTTTCAGTTGTTTTTTGAAGAGGCTGCAGATATGCAAATGCCTGCATTTGATCAACTGCTCTATTTGCATCTGTTGCGCATTGAACGGAAACGTCACTTTGCGCCGTGGTTTGAGTGCGGGGACACCATGCTTCTGGAATGGACGGGGATTCCTGACAGGGAGACGCTTCTTTCGGTCAGAAACCATCTGAAGCAGCGGGGGTGGATCGATTTTATTCCTGGCGACAAAGGTTTTGCAAGGTATCAGTTGACGACACCGGAGCATTTGAAGATTGACGACATCGCCATCAATCTGACAACGAAGTAAAACACCGTGTAAGAGAAACAAGATGGCGTGTCGTGAGGTACTAAATAGTCATGCGCGAGGCGTATACCGGCTTTAGCGAGGTACTAGCCCGACTGAGAGCGGTAAGGGTACGGGGTGAACGGACCGGAGAACGTGGACTTGCGGGAGGCTTGAATGTGCAGGGCACACATGACCATGTTTCAAGGACACGGCGTATGAAGGAGCGCCGGATATGGACTATATCAGACAGCTCAATGCTTTCAGTGTACGGAGTGCGGCGACGCTATCCTCCAATGAGGTGAATGTTTATCTTCGTCTGTTCTGGCGAAATAATCAGGAGCGTTGGTCGGAATGGTTCGAGATGACGGATGCAAGGCTGCAGGTGGAGACGGGCATCGGTTCACCGAATACCCTACGTGATATTCGGACGTCATTGCGTCAAAAAGGGTTCATCGACTTTATCCCCGGAAAACGGAGGAAGCCGACGCAATACAAAATTATCAATCTGTGCCCGGCATCAGAAAGTTTATCGTCAAGTTTTATATCAACCAGTGATACAAAAACTGATATAAAAACTGATACTGATATAAAAACTGACATAAAGACTGATATAAAAACTGATAGCATATATAAACATAAAAACAATAAAACTAAAAAACAAGCAGCTGCAGCAGCTTGTGCGTGCGCGCGCGAGGAAAACACAGGGGAGTCTGCTCTTGCGGAAGTGGTTCGTGTGTTCGAAAACAATATCCATCCTCTCAGCGGGGGGATCGAGAATGACAAGCTCATTGACCTTGTAGACGACTACAGTGCGCCTTGGGTGATCGCAGCCGTCGAAGAGGCGGTGATCTACAACGCACGTAACATGGGCTACATGATGGTCATTCTCGAGCGGTGGAAGCGCGAGGGGTTCAAGTCACCGAGGAAAGGAGTGAGACAGCATGGAGCAGGCAGGAACGATAGCCGCGCGGCTCTTGAAGAACGGTATCAAGATTTCCTCGAAGCCGACCGCGATCACGTCTATCCGTGGGAAGTACGACCTGAGGGCGGAGGAGATACGGCGACACCTGGATGAGATCGTCGAAATTGAGCGGGCGCAAGACCTCTGTCGCGGTTGTACGGGGGAGAAGTGTCGGCAGCCCTCACAGGGCATGATTCCCGTCGTCGAAGTTCATGATGGACGGTTCTCCTATGCGCTCAAGGTGTGTCGTCACGAGCGCAGCAGACGTGAGAAGCTGCGGATCGCGAAACTCTTTTCTTCGGCGCGGATTCCACGGGCATACGAGGGGGACACGTTCGCGGCTTACATCGTCACGGACGGCAATCGCAAGGCAGTAGAGGCGGCGCGTTGGATGCTTGCGGGCGGCAGTGGTGTGTTTTTCTACGGTGCGAAGGGCACGGGCAAGACAAAACTTGCCGCGATCATCGCAAACGAGCGTGCAAGGGCGGGAAGCCCTGTACTCTTTGCCTCCGTGCCTGACCTCATGGCAGACATCCGCAGCTCATTCAAGGACGGGACGACCTCGGAGGCGGTACAGGCGGTGAAGAATACGCCGTTTCTCGTGCTGGATGATCTCGGGGCGGAGAAGATGACGGAGTGGGTCGGCGAGCAGCTCTTTTGCATTGTCAACCACAGGTACAACGAGATGCTTCCGACGGTCGTCACGAGCAACTACAGCCCGACACGGATCATCGCACACATGGCGACGGTGGACGGAAAAGGTAACGTGATTGACGATATGCAGGGGCAGCGGATTATGTCGCGCATCTACGGGATGTGTGAGCGGGTAGAGATACGGGGCAAAGACTATCGCATGAAAGGAGCAATCATGTGATTTGGAGGAGAAAACTGAAAAAATGTCCGCTCTGCGGCGGACGCGCAGAGCACCGAAAACAGCGGCCTCAACGCTTGCATGGGTGGCGAAGCTCAACGAGGAGACGGGCGAGGCGATCCGGGAGGCACTTAAGGTTTCGCGGCTTGCGGAGATGGATGGCAATTTTCACGACGCAGAAGTTGACCTTGCCGAAGAACTCACGGACGTTATCACGGTCTGTACGTCGTGGCTTCATGCGCTCGGCTATGACGAATATCTCCGTGGCGAAGTGCAAAAGCGCATCAACGAGAAGAACAAGGCACGCGGGTACGTCTGAGGAGGCGGCGAGATGGAACAGCCGACAAAAGGGCAGCTTGAATACGCAAAAATACTCCTGCGTGAACTCGGGTATGAGGTTGACGATTATCCGCTCCTAAACATGGATAGTGCAGAGGTATCGGAGCTAATTGGCGAACTGAGAGAAGAACTATACGGATGAGGTGCAGTCATGGACGAATACACGCCCTGCAAGAAGCCTGACCCGACGGCGCAGGAGACAATCGGGAACGTCATGCGCCTCGTGCGGGTGCAGAGCAGGAAGAAGAACAAGTACAACGCTCGCAAGACGGTCATGTGCGGGCATACGTTTGACAGCAAGAGGGAAGCAGAAATCTATCTTGACCTGCTCTCGCGCAAACAGGCGGGGGAGATCGTCCGCATTAGGCTACAACCGTCCTATACGCTCCTTGAGGGGTTCAGGGACAACACGGGGAAGAATCAGAAGCCGATTACCTACACCGCAGATTTTCTCGTCGAGTATGACGACGGCCGACGCGAAGTCATCGAAGTCAAGGGAATGCGGACGCGGGACTATCTGCTGCGCAAGAAGCTCTTTCTCCACATGATGCGTGAGACGGATATTGTATTTCGGGAGGTGCGGTAATGGCGTATAAGATCAAGCGGAACAATGGCACGGGCGAATTCTGTTGCCACTTCGAACATGACGGACATAGGTATTATGCACGGGTAAAGCATGTACCGTTGAGCTGGTATACGGAATGTACGATCTACCCCGAGGATATTCTTGACATGACATGGGGCAAGTGGAACGTACCTGTGACGAAGGAGGGGCTGCTCTCCTGCATTGAGGAGTTTGTGCGCATGAAGGAGGAGCGGGCATGAAGAAAGAGTGTCTGATCTGCGGCAAGGAGTTTGAGCGCACGCATGGAGCGAAGCGTTGTCCGGAATGCCGCAAAGCGGGAAAACGGATCTGTGGACATTGCGGTAAAGTATTTGTAACGATGAGCAAGACTCGGTGTGTGTGCAAGGAATGCGATGCTGTACGTGCTGAGAAAGCCCGTAGGGTTACGGATGAATGCCACACTGCGCACCAAGAGGCAACACCGACGAAGCGGGTATGTGAGATCTGCGAAAAAGAATTTGAGGCAGGCGGTATGGTAAAGTACTGTCCGACCTGCCGAACGCTGGAAACGAAGCGACTTGAGGAACGCGCCCGTAAGAAAGGGGGAAATCAGATTCCGAAAGACCCGCAGCGACTTATGAATGCAGTGCAGGCGGCGCGGGCACTTGGGGTGAGTTATGGACAGTACAGTGCAATGAAGCGTGGATTGCTGAAAGTGTGAGGTGCAGAAGTTGTGACTAATAAATACGCCTACATTTACAGTTTGGAAGATGAAAAATGGCATACAGGTTATTGCTTTTTGTCGGATGCGTTATATGTCGCGAGAGCAAATAATCCAGATGCTCAAACAGTCTATATCGCAGAGACAGAGGATTATGTACCGCCTATTTGGGTTGATTGCGTGGTCGATAACTTGCGCAAGGCTGCCGATGATGTGTTGGCGAAGAGTTCCGAGGATTTTCTTTGTGATCTGATAGATCAGGAAATTGAAGATCTGGAAGACGCTCTAGCAGAAGCACTCGAAAAGTGGGGGCGCGAAACTGGAAATCCATACTGGATTGAAATACCGATAAAAGGTACAGAACGCCTGTATGATCTGCAAACAGGAAAGCCCGTAGAGGAGGAATCCGAATGAACCACTTTGTAGGAATCGGGCGGCTGGTACGTGACCCGAACGTAAAATACACGCAGAGCGGCAAGGCTTATGCTTCCTTTACGCTTGCGATTGACCGCCGAAAGAGCGGGGACGGAAAACAGCAGGCGGATTTTATCTCGTGCGTTGCATGGGAAAAGACGGCGGAGATCATCAGTCAGTATGTCTCGAAGGGACAGAAGATCGCCGTCGAGGGGCGCATCCAGACGCGCAGCTATGACGCGAAGGACGGGACGAAACGCTATGCGACAGAGGTCGTTGTGCAGAGCATGGAATTCTGTGAGAGCAGAAGAAACAGCAGCGCAGGGGGCGCGGGCGACTATCCCGGGACACCTGTGCCGGATGAGGATATTCCGTTTTGAGGAGACATCTAATGACACCGGATGAACAGACGTTATACTTCTTCGCCTTTCGCTATGCCCTTCCGCGACAATCCTATGCACTGTCTCTTGTGTCTCATCTCATCTTGGAGCGCGGTGTAGCACAGGCGGTATAAGAAAAAAGAGCGGTCATGCGCCGCTCTTTTGGTGCGTTCGGAACATATTGGTGACGACAACAACATGACGTGATTCGGATCGGAGGTAGTGGCGTGAGGGCATACGGCGACTATATCAGGGAGACAAAGCGGCTTCTGCGCAGCTACAACAAAATGAAGGTCGCAGCCCTCAATCTCACGGAGGAGATCGAGGCGATGGAACGCCTTTTAGCGGATGAGGGGATTGCGTCCGTACGGTACGGAGATGATACGACGGGCGGCAGGGGAGAACTCACGGCGACGGAGGCGGCTGCGGCGCGGCGGATTCGGATAGCGGGGCGCATCGCTAGTATGCGAGTACGCAAGGAGGAACTTAGGGCGACATTGCAAGCGATAGACCGCGCTCTTTCATCTTTGGACGAGGTCGAAACAGCAGCGGTGCGGGGTCACTATATCGAAGGGGCGACGTGGAACGATATCGCTCTGCGTCTCTCTTACACAGAGAAATGGACGAAGGAGCGCGGATGGAAAGCCCTGCGCGATGTTGCACTCATGATTTTCGGTGTGCAGATGCGTCCCATACAGCTAAAACTGTATCATGAAAAAAGCCCGTAACCCCTTGCAAATAAAGGAGTTACGGGAAAATATTTTGCATAGAATACTTGACAAAATACCCGAAATAGGGTATAATTAAATCATCGAAAGGGGGTGATATAGATGGACAAAGAAGATATAAAATGGATTGCCCAGTTGGTTGTAACAATCATCGTCGGGTTGATTCAAGCACTGGCAACGATGAAAGGAGGACAAAAGAAAAAGCCTAGCCGCAACAAACGCCATAGCAAGCAGAAATAGCGGTTAGGCTGAACCGGACGAGGGGCGAAAGCCCCTTGTCTCAACCTCATTATACATGATTGGAGGAGGCAAAACAATGAAAATATCAAAAGCCCTGCTCTTGGATGTTGTCGTTTGCGTTCTGTTGCTCTATGGAAATTATCTCGTACTTGATTGGCAGTGGAGCAATGTGAAGTCATTTATTTCGGGAGGAGTGATCGGCGTATGGCTCACCATGCGAATCCACTATTGGAGGTCATGACAACAAAGGAAGCGGCGGAGCGATGGGGTAAGGAACATAGCTCTGTGAAGCATCTTTGCACCGGCATACAGGGCAGACCGCCGCGCCTTACGCCCGATGAGTGCAGGAAGTCCGGCGGGACATGGCTCATTACGCGAGCGGGGATGGAGCGGCTCTATGGAGCAGAGAAAGGAGAAAAATCAGAATAAAAAAAGAATAGAATCGGAATATAAAAAGGATGACACGAAAACCGCCCTGCATTCATGCAAGGCGGTTTTATCATAAAATGTATACAGTTGTGGATAACTCGAACGTTTTTCCAACGGTGTTTTTTGTTCCCTTTTACTTCCTTTTTTTCGCGGAAAAACCTGCTATACTGTTAGTGTGGGTGGTTTGGACGAGCCGCCTACCTCTTCCCTCCTTCCTATACGGATACCTCCTTGCGGATAGCCGTCTCAATCGAGGCGGCTTTTTTGTTGGGGGGAATGAGACGTAAATTTCTGCGATTTTTTATAGATCGTCGGCGGGAGATATAAATTTTTATGGGACACGGCTGCGGCGGTGTCCTTTTTGATTGCAGAGGAGGCGGATGTGTGGACGATATAACCCTGCTCCGTGGGGATTGTTTCGAGCGGATGAAGGAGATAGAGGA